TATTAATGCGGGACCAGTTTGTGTCCCGCATTCTTCTGTTATCAATGCGGGTTCTTCAAAAGTAACGATAGCAGGAATACCGGTTGCGCGTGTAGGAGACTCGGCCGACGCTGGGTCTGTGGCAACTGGGTCAGGTAAAGTATCATGCGGAGGGTGAATGTTTCAACACGTAGATCATGGGTTGGTGCTTCCTGTTATCACTAGGAAGACTACCGAAAGTGGAAGAAAGTATTATACGCCAGAAGGCAATGCGTATCCGTCAATCACGACGGTTTTGTCTGTTATGGACAAAGATGGCCTAATCGAATGGCGTAAGAGAGTCGGCGAAGAAGAAGCGAACCGTATCTCTAAACAAGCCGCAGGGCGAGGTACCGCAGTACACAAGCTAGCCGAGGACTATCTCAATAACGAACCAGAATGGCAAAAAGATCATATGCCGGGGAACCTATTCTCGTTCAATCAGATCAAAAAGATACTTGATGAAAGAGTAAACAATGTATGGTTCCAAGAAACCTTTCTATACAGCGATAGCCTAAAGTGCGCAGGTCAGACTGACTGTATAGCCGAGTTCGACGGCGAACTCTCTATCATAGATTTCAAAACATCAAGAAAAGAAAAGAAGAAGGAATGGATCCTTGGGTATTTCATTCAGGCTGCGTTCTATGCGGCTGCTTTCTACGAGATGACTGGCATACCTATCAAGCAAGCTGCCATAGTCATAATGGTTGACGACTCAGAGCCACAAGTCTTTAAAGTCAACACATACGATTACTTGCCAGAGTTCTTAAAGGTTCGAAAAAAGTACAAACTTCTTCATGAAAACGGTTGACATTCGTTCAGAATCAGTATAGACTGTTCTATATCAAACGAAAGGATACACCATGTACGTCGCCGAACTCGACATCTCCGCCGAAGCCTCGCAAGAATCCATTCATCAGTTCGCAACCGAACACGGCTGCACCGCTCTTCTTATCATGGAATACGGCCCTGCCGGCGGTAACCCTCTCTATCAGTTCTCGTCTAACAGTCAAGACTGCCTCGAGGAACTCGTCTCTCAAGTACTAGGTGACATCGACTATCAACATATCCTCGACGCAATCCGAGAAATCTAAAAAGTAGTTGACATTCGTTTAGAATCAGTGTATTCTAATAATGTAAGGAACGAAAGGAACCTCCTATGAAATTCTCCAAGTTTGACCGTACCAATCTGAATGCTCTTCGTGCCGAGATGGCCGTTCTTCTGAATAAGTACGGCGTTGACTCGAACCTTGAGTTTGAAGTCGGCAATATGAAGTTCAGCGCGAACGAAGTTGAGATTAAAGTCAAAGCGAAGGTCAAAGGTGCAAAGACTCTCACCAATGTGATCCTTGAGTCTCGTGTAGCTGCTCTCGGCATCAAGCTGAAGAATAAAGCAGGTGACGAGCTCGTTGACTATAACACTCGCGCCCCGAAGATGCCGTTCGTCTATCGTAACGCTGCAGACGGTAAGCTCTATAAGTGCACCGAAATGATGACTAAGATCCGCTTCGCAGCTTAATCGAAAGAAACATCATGAAATACGCAATCGTTCTCTTTGCTTTGACTATGTCGGCTTGCTCTTCGATGGACCCCGAGCTGAAAGCTCATCTTGAAGCCGAAGCTGACTTTGCTCGCCATCAGTATCATACTCAGCAAGCTCATGAAAAGGATTACGATCCTGAATATGTAGACGACTGCTACTATCACGAAGAACTCGTCTGTGAATTCGAATGACGCTGTTTCAGTCTAAGTCAATCAATACGAATGGACACCAGTTCATTGGATATGTCTGGAAGTTTCGTGGATGCCAAGTAGAGATGCATGCGAATGGCTTTTCTTGTAACTGCAAGAAGCGCCACTTTGCAAAGTGCAATCACGTAAAGAGCGTAGAACTTGGCATTCTAGGTGTAAATCAGATTAAGTATAAACTATAGAGGAAATCCTATGTTCACGACTATTGTTGCATGGATCGCATTTGTTGTTGGATCTTTTTTATCTTCATTGCGCTATTGGACAGCATTTTTCAGTTTACAGTAAGTGACTTTCAGCGTAGAATGAAAATACGTAAGCATTATTTCACTGGGCGGATGGGGTTCATTCTCATTGCCTGGTTCTTGTCAGGAATGCATCTTTTTGGATAAATCATCATGAATCTTTTTATTTTGGATAAAGACCCAGTTGTCGCAGCGCAACTGCAGTGTGATAAGCACGTAGTCAAAATGATCGTGGAGTCGGCACAGATGTTGTCGACTGCGCATCGTATGCTTGATGGTGTTCTTAAACGTGCGCCATCGAAGTCGGGTAAGACGATGTCAAAGCATTGGACTCTTCCTGATGAGCGCGAACATATTCTATACAAAGCAGTTCACATGGCGCACCCTTGTACCGTATGGACTACTCAGTCGAATAACAACTACACTTGGCACTGGGTTCACTTCGCTGCTCTCTGCGACGAGTACACCTATCGTTATGGCAAGGTTCATTCGACTGACAAACTTCTTCGCGAAAAGCTGAAGGAACTACCACGAAACATTCCTATCGGATATCTAACTCAGCAGCCGCTCGCAATGAAAGCTAATCCTGAGTGCATGTTCCCTAACGATCCTGTTCGTTCTTATCGAGAGTTCTATCAGACGAAACAAGCAAGGTTCAAAATGGTGTGGACTAAACGTGATATCCCTGAGTGGTTTAAAGTAGCAGCTTAATGAGATACGCGATTGCAGAAGAAGATCTAGGTTTCTTTCTGGGCGCGTTCCAGAAGTATGGAATCTTTGCTAAGAATGATGTCATAGGTCTCTCAAAGGCAATCGCATTTGATACCGAGGATGAAGCGAATCTATACATCGACGATTTTCTCGGACGAGATCGTGGAGTCTGGAAAGTAATTCCGGTCGACACGAAAGACGAATACGTTAGTGTCGTATACCTAGTGAAGAATGGTTATGGAAAGTATACTCATAAGATGATTGATTTCATTCCTATGACTTCTACAACTATGCACTAATTTTTTCATTTAATGGTTGACATTCGTTTAGAATCAGTGTATTCTAATAATGTAAGGAACACAAACTGAAAGGTCTACAGAATGGCTCACATGATTGAAATGATCGACGGCGTTGCCCAGATGGCTTACCGCTCGTCGAAAGGCAAACCTTGGCATGGCCTTGGTACTCCGGTTGGCGACGATATGACTCCTGCCGAAATGATGAAGGCCGCTGGCCTTGATTGGAATGTTCAGAAGGTTGACTCCTTCGTCGAATTCAACGGCAAGCGCATTCCGACCGGTCAGCAGTCGCTCATTCGCGAAACTGACGGTAAGATCCTGACTCAGGTCGGTCCTGGTTGGAATCCGGTTCAGAACGAAGAAGCCTTTAACTTCTTCACCGACTTTGTTTCCAAAGGCGACATGGTGATGGACACCGCTGGTTCGCTCCGCGACGGTCGTATCGTCTGGGCTCTTGCAGATGTTCGTGACGGTTTCACTCTGTTCGGTGGCGATGAAGTGAAGGGTTACTTGCTCTTCTCCAACCCGCACCAGTACGGTAAGTCGATCGACGTTCGTTTCGTACTTGAGCGCGTTGTCTGCAACAACACTCTGACTGTTGCTCTGGCTGAGAGCGGTCAGGCTGCTGTTCGTGTCAACCACCGTTCGGTCTTCGACGCTGAGCGCGTGAAAGAACTGCTCGGCATCTCGCACCGTAAGGTCGAAACCTTCAAATCGGCTGCTGAACTGCTTGGTTCGAAGCAGTACGGTCAGAAAGATCTGGAAAAGTACTTCGGTAAGATCTTCGGTGAGTCGACGAAGGAAGGTAAGCTTCTGTCGCCGACCGCTGAACGTGCCCTCGAAGTCGTCGAGACTCAGCCCGGCGCAGAGTTCAAGAAGGGTTCGTTCTGGCAGATGTTCAACGCAGTTACCTACCTGACTGACCATGAACTCGGCCGTTCGAACGACACTCGTCTTTCGTCGGCTTGGTTCGGTGCCAACGCAAAGCGCAAGGTTGACGCTCTAAACCTGGCAGTAGAAATGGCAGAGGCTGCGTGAGCAGCCTCTCTTTACTTTAGAAAGAGTACTATGAATAAGATCCTTAACGAACCGGTTCTATTTAACCGAGAACAGATCGCAAAGATCGAAGATCTGAAGCGAGCAAGATATGTATGCGCAACCGAAAGAGACGATAAGACTATCGAGATATTCTACTCAGAGGATGCGCATGTTGCTGGCGGACGATACTTTGGCCTATACTTTAGCAGTCTAGATAATCAACTCTATATTACTAACGGCGGATTCGTTGAAGATCAAGAGATCTCTGCCGTGATCGCTGATGACGGCGAGATTGTATATAGTAGGTTTCGACACGACTATCGATCCTCATCCGATGGTTCTGTTTTCATTGACGGCGGTCGATCCTATACAAGAGTTAGCTTGGTTGATGAATCTCGATATGCAACACTTATCGTAAAAGAGGGAGTTCTACAGGTAAAGAATGTCTGACTTTAAGATCTCAGACTATGACTATATTGGAAGCTCGATTGGAAATGCGTTTTTCAGTGGAGTTTCCTTTGAACAACTTTGGGATTGTGTATCACTGTCCCAAACAAGAGAAGAATTGGATGCCGCAGTTACTGCAACCATTCGATTGAATGAATTAACAAAAGGAGAAGAGATATGAACGATGCATATAACGTAACCGCCGATGAACTTCGTCAGTTCATCGAACGCTACGAACAGCTTGAGTCAGAAAAGAAAGACGTCACAAATTCTCAAAAGGAATTGATGGCAGAAGCTAAGGGTCGTGGATACGACACGAAAGTCATGAAGAAGATCATCGCCATTCGTAAACGTAAAGCAGATGCAATCGCCGAAGAAGAAGCAGTTCTTGAGATGTACAAAGCTGCATTGGGTATGATCTAATGAGTAAGGAAGAAAGTAAACGCCTTATTGAAAAGATATATCCTGACTTCGATAATCGTTTTGGCGAGTGGGGCTGGTGTTCTCTAAACAAAGCTGGGTGTATTATTGACTGTATTGATGATATCTTTACTCACGTGAAAGATCCGGTATGCGTAGAGATTGGCGTCTATGGTGGAAAGAGTGTCATTCCTGCAGTTCTAGAACTTAAGAGAATGAACTCTGGCAAGTTCTATGCGATTGATCCATGGGATAACGTAGAGGCAACCAAGGGCTATGACGGCGACAACTACAAGTTTTGGACCAACGTCAACATGCCTTGGATCTATAATGTCTTTACTACAGTCTTGGAAGAAAACGACTGTGGAAAGTACGTAGAGATCATTCGAAAGCCAAGCGACGATGCGCCTGTTATCTTCGATATTGATTTTCTTTATATTGATGGTCAGCATACAATCCAAGCAATTCGTGATGTAAATAAGTATGCGCGCCAAGTAAAACTTGGTGGTTACTGTATTGCGGACGATATTAACTGGGGAGATGTTTCTCTCGTTCCTGATGCTCTTAAAGAGATTGGGTTCGAAGAACAACGATGGATTGACGGCGCTATCATCTTTAAGCGGACGTCTATTAAATAAAAGGCGGATCCGAAGACCCGCCGAGTTATTAGAAGGGGCCGGTTGTTTCCGGCCTCTTTTATTATTAGAATAGGTTCGAAACGCGAACTCTACGGTAGTAGACGTTGCTGTTAGCGGTAAGAGCACCTTCGCTACGGGTTGGGCCGAAAGCGAATGGGTTAGCAACCATACCGTAACGGGTTTTGAAGCCGATCTTTGGCTGGAAGCTGTTTTCACCAACTGCGCGGTACATCTGTAGTGGAACGTATGGGCAGTAGAAGAGACCTGCGTCGAATGCGGAGGATCCCTTATAGCCAACTACGAGGTAGTTTGCACCAGCGTATGGGTCGATGTAAACTCTGTAACGACCGTTTAGAACACCAGCGAAGGTGTTTCCGGTGTCGTCAACGTTTAGAGCGTTGCTGTTAAGAGCTGGGGTGTAATCGAGAACACCTGCCATCTGAAGAGCAGAAGCTACGTCAGAAGAACAGATAACGATGTTACCCTTGCCTCTACGAGTTGCTTTTGCAATCGCGTTGGCTTCGAGTTCGATCTGGAACATAAGACCCTTGAACTTCTCAACTGACCAACGGCCGTTTGAGTCAACGTCAAGATCGAAGATACCAGTTACAGCAGTGTTTGCACCACCGGTTACGGCTGAGGTGTAAACAGTACGAACAACTTCACGGTTGATTTCTGCAAGGATTTCAGACTGTAGAATGTTTGCAAGTTCTGTTTCAGCGTCAAGACCGTGAACAGCGCGGAGATCCTGTGCAAGTTCACTGGTATATTCTGCTTTAAGAGCGCGGCTCTTTGCAGACACAGTAACTTTTTCGATAGCAAGAGCCATCTCTGCGAAGTTTGTTCCGTTTCCGTCGCCAAGCGCTTCAGCAGCAGCGGTTGTTAGACCAGTACCGGTTGGTGCTGTTGCAGCAGAACCAGTAACGCCAGTCATAGAGCCAGTACCGGAGAAGTCAGTGTCAGCTTCGTTGTAGAATGCTTCAACTGCGGTGTTACCTGACATTGCGTTGTAGTTAGAACGCATTGCGAAGATAAGACCAGTTGGGCCAGTCATTGGCTGAACACCAGCGATGTCGTATGCCATTAGGTTTGGCATAGCACGACGAACTAGGCTGATAAGGATTGGATCGTAACCAGCTTGTGGTGTGCTAGCACCAGCACCAAAACCGCCGGTTCCAGCGAAGTTGGTTGGTGTTTCCTGAAGAAGCGAAGTCATGTTGATTGACGCGTCGCTGGTCTCAAGAAGTGCTTTCTCTGTGTTCTCTAGAAGAGTAGCAGTTACTGCTTTTCTGTGGTTGTCTGTGATTGGCGAGAAGGAAGAGTGCTCAAGAAGAGGACCCCACTTTTCGACTAAAGTTTTATTAGATTGACTCATTTTGTCTCTCCTTTGGCTGTTGTTATTGTCTGGTTGTATTTATAATTTTGTTGTTTTCACTTAATAGTTTTGTTATTTAGAGCTTCAACGATAGCATTAACGGTTGAGTAAGAAGATACTGGCTTTTTGGCGGTGTCTTCCTGAACAACTTCTTCTGCTTCTTCGTTAATCACCTGAGCTTTTTTAGTCTTAAAGAATGACTCCTTAAGAGTTGCAAGATCTGACTTATAACCATCGATTTCATCTACATCGAGCTTTTCTGAAAGAACCTTAAGTCTCTCTTTTTGAGAAACGGTAAGACCTTCTGAAACTTCTTCGAAAGCGATTTCAGCTTTTAGTGCAGCAACCTCTTTCTTAAGTTCGATGTTTTCGTTGATTATTTCGTTAGCTTGTTCTGTGATAGAAGCGTTATCTTCTTCTAGACTTGCTACAACATCGATTGTCTCATCATCGATTTCAATGTTGTGCTCAGTGAATAGTTCTCTAAGTCCATCCATTAGGGACTCTGCCATTTCTACTTTGATACCAGCTTCAATAGCAACTTTATTCTCAGTCATCCACTCTTCGACTACGTAGTCAAGATATGAATCGAGGTTCTCTACAACTTCTGCCATCGCTTCATTGAGCGACTCATTAAGATCATTTTCGAACTGCTCTTCAAGAGAAGCGGTAGCTTCTTCTAGACGAAGAGTAACAGCTTCGTTTACAGCTGCTTCAAATACAAGTGTTACCTTTGATCTGAACTCTTCTGAAAGATCCATTCCTTCGAACATGTTCTTAATCGATTCTTCGACAGAGATTACCTCTTCTTCGATTACTTCTTCGTCTGAAGCTTCTTCAGCTTCGGACATTGGTGGCTTTGCCACTGTTCCTGCCTTTGCGTCAACGACTTTGCTTACATCTGCCTTACGCTTCTTGATCTCTCCACCTACTGGTGTGACTGGACCAGGAACGGTAGATATTCCGTCGTCACTTACAAAATTTTGTTCGTCTAACCCTGACATATTTACTCTCCTTTTATTGGATTCGTGTTTCATATCCATATTTATAAAACTTAGTTCTTCAGAGAACGAATGAAGTTTTCGAATAGACGCGCAGCATATGCTTCGTCTACCTTTCTTACAGTTCTCTTATACTCTTTTTTCACTTCTTGAACGGCCTGCTCAATCATCTGCTGAGCTCTCCAAGTTCCAGATACTATATCGTAATAGTAGTCCGTGTTTTCCATAATACCGTTCACAAAGCAGTTTGGACCCGATGGATCTGTGACGATATCGACAGTCGCAAGATGAAAGTCGTTTTGAACTTCCATGATGCCTTCTTTCGTTGCCTTTACAGATCCAAGGCCGCGAGTAGAAACACCAACCTTGACACCCTCGTCAATGAACGTCTTTACAATGTTACCCATTGGAGTACCTAGGATCTTTGCCTTACCAACGAAGTTTGAACCGTCGCGCTTCATCTCAGTAATAAGGTGAGATACGCGATCACCGTTGATCTGAGGACCATCTGGGTGCCCAAGTTCTCCAAGAGCTCTTTTAGTCTTAATGAACTGCTCGCCGTATCTCATCATTTCTTTTTCTAGAATCGTCGATGGATATATTCTTCCATTACGGTTCTTGATATCTCCTTGCATGAAGATACCTTCGATGAAATACTGCTTTGGCTCGTGTTCGCTTGTTTCAGTTAGAACTCTAACTTCTTCAATTGTTTCCGTGATCAGTTTCATATGATTTCTCCTTTGTTCTTTATTTATACTTTTAGTACTTATATGAAACTGGAGTGCAACGAAGAGTAGTGGTGCCAGCGATTGTTTCGGTTGGCAGCTTTTCCACAATTTCAACAGTTCCCTGATGCATCGTAAACGTAGTATTTGCGTGTGCTTCAGTTACAATAGTAACTACAGAATTTGCTGCGGCATAGATACGAACGAGTTTTGCATCGTATACTGTGTTTGCAGTCGTGAATGAAATTTCTACATCAGTAGGTTTGATTATCATCATAGTGCTTCCCTCGCAAATCCTAGGATCTCATTAAAGCCAACTTTATCTTTGAGTGCTACTTCTTCCATCTTTTTACGATTTGCAGAAGAAAGATCTTTAAGCATCTGGTTTAGAAGATCGGCGTCTTCTTTCTTAAGAATAACTGAACCACCGTCCTTGAGCTTAACAATACCCTGGCTAAAAACTTCAGTTAGTTCTGCAGATTCACGGATCTTTTCTTCACCATCGTCGTCGCGTTCCACTTTACGAATAGGAACATTTCGAGTATGAGACTTTCCGTCTGCACCTGTATAGGATACTGTTTTCTTTATTGCAGAACGAGTTACTTCACCGAGGTTTGTTTCTTCGCCATACATATCTTCGTAATCCATGGCTGACATCATACGTCTGTCACCTTCCATGTAAGCGTGTAGGCTCATCATTTCTTTATGTACGGCAGAAAGTTTATTTTGGAACCACTCTTCTGGATCAAAATCCATACCCTCGAGATATCCCATGATTTCTTCAGCACCGTATGCGATGTAATATAGCTGATTCATCATCATTGGAATTTCTTCCATCGCGTCTTCGGCAACTAGGTCGGCTTGCTCATTCTTTGCGATTGACTTTGCAATCTTATGAGCCTTAGTGATTGTGCTTTTCTTTAGAGGTGGCTTATCTCCGGTTGCCTTCATAGCAGCAGCCATACCAATCGCGTATGGTTCTCTTACTCTTTCAGACATGGCCTTACCAATCGCTTTACGACGAGCGTGAAGGTACTTATCAGACTTGTCCGTGTCGCCGTCGTTATCAATGTCGTCATCTTCCTTGCCGACCGGGTCCATCTTCTTTGCTTCTTTCATTGTCTTAGAAGACTTGTTACTTTTTTTATACTTCTGGTGACTATCTTCTGAGTCGTATTCTCCGCCAGCTGCAGTTGGCGATTTAAAGCTATTTTCATAGACAGCTTCGTCCTCGCCCTTGTTATAATCCGCACGACGCTTAGGAGCCTTTCCGAGCTTTCCAGTGAAAGTATGATCTGTAGCTACAGGATGCTGAACCTTTGTTACGATATGCTTATCTTTGAAATCTTTTTCGTCGTCTGCTTTTGGCTGAGAGACCTCTGATATTATTTGACGTAGAGTCTTCATCTTTTAAGCCCTCTTTTGAATGGTTTTACTTTATTATTTATAACTTTTAATGATTCTTCGGCCTCTTGATCATTCTGAGGAGGCTGTTGCTGATTTTCTGGCGGCTGATCTGCTGGTGCTGGAGGTTGTTCATCATCAGGCATACCAACGTCGTACAAGCCTTCGTCAGTTTCTTTCTTGATCTGCTTTTTCATTTCACGTATGTCTTCATCTGACATGAATAGAACGTTTTTGATAACCCATTCTCTTGAGTAGTACTTACCGATCTGTTCCTCGATATCTCTAAGCATCGTTACTTTTTCACGAAGTATTTCCGTCTGCTTGAGTTCTTCGAAGTAGTTATCTTTCATGAAGTCATATCGTATCTTATTCTTTATGTCAGCCCATTCCTCAGGATCGAGAATACCTTTAAGAATGAGTTGCTTTTCTAAGAAGAGATCAAATATACCAGAGAAACGTAGTCTTTGACGGCGAATGAACTTACTAAATTTGAGTTCGTCTCTTGATATCTCGGACACTCTGCCGAAGCTATACATAGTCTCTGGTTCTAAACGTGATATCGGAACTTTAAGGGACTTATAAAGCTTTCTTTGGAAGTACTGAAGGTTTTCGTCACCGCTTAGAGCGGGCGCGGATCCACCAGCAAGAATGTCAACTTCTGTGGAACGCTCGCCGCCACGACGAGGGAACCAGAAGTCTTCAGTCATTGTCATAAACTTACGACCGTCTGTAATGTCACCGCTGTCGGAGTCGTACTGTAGTTTGTTCTTATGGCGAGTCATCATATCGTGTAGATACTGCTCAGCCTTAGCCTTTGGTAACTGACCGACGTCGATATAGAAAATTCTTCTTTCCGGAGCACGGGTAATCGTATAGATAACAGTCGCATCTTCAAGCATACGCAGTTGGTTTAGAGGTTTAATACCAGGATGCAGGTGCGATAGTACAAGCGAATTCGTCTCATTCATGAGACCAGACGTTACACGAGCAACGGAATCTTTTGCGATGCGGTATCCCTGAACCGTCTGACCAGAGTTAACATTGCTCGTTGTTGACTTTGAACCAAAACCAGAATCGGAGTATAGATAGTACTCCTTCTTGATCTTCTTAAGAGGTATACCGGAGTGCGGATCCTTTGACTTCTCGTCCATCTCTTTGACGAGACGAAGCTTACGTGGGTCAATGTAGCGTAGCTCTTTGATGCCAGCTTTCAGATCTTCGTTATCAATAATGATATGATAATTCAATCTTCCATCTACATAGAACTTCTGAAAAATATCATAGCCGTAGTTGGAAAAGTCGAGAAGACGTAGCACTTCTTCAAACTCTTCGACGATACGATCTTTTACTTTGTCTGGTAATTCTGTATCGTCAAGAATAATCTCTACAACATTCTCATGACTATCGACGTTAATTGCTTCGTTTACAATTTCGTCTACGGCCTGTGCAATCTCAGGCTGCATTACCATTCCACGATACTTGGTGATAAGCTCGCCTTCAGTCTTGGCGTCGCCTTCCATATTAATAGCGATACCATAGGATCCTCCTAGAGAGTTTCCTATGGTGATTGCGCCTTCGTCGTTGTTAGGTTCTACAAAAGAGACAGCTCTTTCTTCTTCGGCTCCGCCGATTTCTCTTTTGATTTCAAATCCAAATACACGCATTATTTCAATCTCCTTGCTTCGCCATTCTTTAGTATCTTATTGATAAAACAATCAGCAGTGCCTAAAGAGGTCGCAGCGTCTTTCATAATATCTATCATGTGGCGGGATTTGATCCCGCCGTGAAATATATCGTTCTGTGATTTACCAAACGGTATTACAAAACAGTCCAATTAGCAATTCCTTTATCAACTATTAAGTAGTGGAAATGCCAGTCGAGCCTTCAACTCTCCACATATCGTATTGGAATGTGACATCAAAGTTTTCAATTTGATCTGTGTTTTCCCAAGCAACCGGTATCGCACCGATACTGATAGGATAAATTCCTTCGAATACATACGTGCGAAGAGGTCTACCATCTTTGCTGTACTGAGTTATGATTGCGTTCGACTTATAAGTCTGTGGTAGAGCTCTCGTATTTGAGTCGTGAGAGTTAATTGCGTTTGACCAAGCTTCCATCGCGTTACGAACAAGGAAGTCCTCGTCGTTGATGATTGTAGCTGTCCAGTCGGCA